GAGTAGAAACATTATTGATAACATGGAAGAACCCCCAACTCTACAAAAGAGTAACGCTAAGGAGATATTATTTGAACATAATAAGAGTGGTTACAGACTTTATACAGCTGGTGCTAAAGAAGCTGGTAGAGGAACAACTCCGACTATCGCACATTTGTCCGAGGTCGCCTTTTGGCAATTCGATGAACAAATACTTGCTGGACTCTTCCAAGGAATTAGTCAAGAGAACGAAACAGAAGTGATACTAGAAAGTACTGCCAATGGTGCAAGTGGAGAATTCTTTAGATTATTCCAAGGTGCTATGCACGGTGAGAACGAATACATACCTATTTTTCTTCCTTGGTATATAACTCCAGAGTATCGTAGAAAAGCTCCTGAAGAAATGGAACTGACAGAGGAAGAGGAAGCTCTTGTTGAAAACTATTTACTAGATAACGATCAATTATACTGGAGAAGGCTTAAAATAGGAGAATCTGGAGAGAAGAAGTTCATACAAGAATACCCTGCTAGTGCTGAAGAGGCTTTTTTAGTCACAGGTAACAGTGTTTTTGATCAAGAACTAGTACAAATGTATGAAGTACGTACACCAGATTACATAAGAGCCTTTGATTATGAGACCAGTTACTTCGAAGATAATAAAAACGGTCACTTAGACATGTGGACTGCTCCAAAGTTTGAAGATAGATTCATAATAGGTGCAGATGTCTCTCTGGGAGTGGGTCAAGACTATTCAACTGCAGTAGTTCTTAATAAAGAGAGAGAAGTTTGTGCATTATTCAGAGATAATTACATAGATCCTTCAGTATTCGGTGATATTTTATTCTATCTTGGTCGTTACTTTAACAACGCACTATTAGCTGTGGAAAGTAACTCTCTAGGAATCGCTACTTTGAATAGATTAAAGCAAATGAACTATGTGAATCTATACTATCAAACCAAAGCTGCCACACTTCTTAACGATGAAGGTGCAAAACCTGGGTTTAGGACCACAATAAGTACAAAACCTATGATAATTGGTAATCTTAAGAGAGCTATTGAAGAACACGACATAGCCATATACAGCGATATTATAGTAAATGAGCTACGTACCTATGTCAGTGCTGAAAATGGTAGCACGAACGCCCTTGCAGGGAACTACGATGATACAATTATGGCACTTGCTATAGCATTTGAAGCATATAGGACACATCAACACAGATTAACCAGCGATACTGTCTCATGGAAAGATAAGATCGGAGCTATTCAGGAGGATACAACAACATGGCTGTAAAACCCAGTACCAACTCATTAAATAACTTAGAAAAGATACAAAGTTCAGAGATGGCTAATGAATATAGACTAAGAGGACTAGAAACTCGTAGAAAAAACAAAGAACAAAGAGATCTTGCCAAGAATACCATCATGGCTATGAAGAGCATGGGCGATGATGCACCTAATGCTATAGAAGCACTAAACTATGTGCTAGTAAAAGCTATGGAAGACGATGATTCAGAGCAAATTGTAAAGGTGGCTAGTATTCTCGCAGAATATCAAGCACCAAAACTATCTCGACAGGACATTACACAGACAAACGTAGATGCTGGTGACTTATCAGACGAAGAATTACAGGAAGAGCTAGATAAGCTTGGATCTGTACATTAGATCTACCATTGTCCTCACTTTGTCTGGGCTGCAAAGGGTAGGCAAAGCCCATTTTTTAACATTAGGAGAATATCATGGCAGACAAAATAGGTGCTTCACCAGCTGAAAGAAAAAGAATAACAAGTGATCAAATGAGTAAATCTCAAAAACTAAAAAACTTTTATAAAAGAAAAAAGAAAGAATCACCATCACCAAAACAAGCAGGCACACCTCGTTTAATAAAAGGTGGTCAAGGAGAAAGTGATAGTGCTAGATTAGCAAGAATGAAAAAAGAATCAAAAGAATTTAAAAAAACATTAACTGCAAAAAAGAAAACAAGTCAAAAAAAAGCAGAAGCTAGTGATGGTTTTTTTGCAAGCATACGAAAAAGCCTTACAAATGATAAATATAAAGCTGGTTCTGATTCTATGAAAAATGCAAAAAAATCTAAATCTAAAGGAAAACCTAGAATAGGTGCAGATATGAATTCACCTAGATTAAAAAGAATGTCTGGGGGAGGCATGGCTACTTCTAAATACTATTCAAGTGGTGGAAAAGTTATTACAGGGAGATAAAAATGATTATTGAGGCAATCAAAGAATATGCGAGAGGGCATATAGCAAAACACAAAGCAAACGTACATATATACTTAAAGAATCCAGTTGGGATAGGTGAACACAGTGATGTATTAGAGGCTATTGAAGTCGAACTAGATCAAATAGCCAAATACCAAGATCAGCTGGATGTGCTAGATAAGCACTTTAAAAATGAGTAACTCTCCATGCATAGGTCTATGTCGGCTAGACGAGAAAGGAATATGTCTTGGATGCTTTAGAACTATGAAAGAGATAAGAGAAGCCTATGAAAAAACTACAGAAAGGAAGCAAGTATGAAGAATACGATGAGGATGGCGATGGCATTGTGAGTGATAAAGAATTATCTCATGTTAAAGAAATAAAAGCAACTGAAGATGAGTTACGAAAACATTTGGCTCAACTAAGAATGGCTAGATATACTCTTATAGGAATGGGTTTATTTACTGCAGTGATGTTTTTTATACCATTAGAAAGAGTAGAAGCCTTAGCAGACATCAGTAATCTTTTCTATATAAGTGGAGCTGGTATCGTAGGTGCATATATGGGAACAACAGCTTGGATGAGTAAAAAATGATTGAAAGAAATGGTGAAAAATTTAGTGGTTATAATAAACCAAAGAAGACCCCTAACCATAAAACAAAAAGCCATGCCGTTCTAGCTAAACAAGGAGATCAAATAAAATTAATTAGATTTGGTGCTCAAGGTGTTAGTGGTGCAGGTAAAAACCCTACAACTGCTAAACAACAGGCAAGGAAAAAAAGCTACTATGCAAGACATAATGCACAGGATGCTAATCCTTCAAAGCTATCGGCTAGGTATTGGTCACACAAGGTTAAATGGTAAATGGAATGGTGGGAAATGTGGCTGGTTGTAGCCATAACTATAAATACTCTTATTAATACACTAGTATTTTTCGGAGGTCGAAAAATTAAAAGGAGCAGGAGTCTCAAATGAAAACATCAGCAACAAGATACATTCAGAATGTGACTAAGAGTAGTCCAACTAATAACAAGAATAAAAGAAAAACAGAACTCTCCAAACCTGGAAAGTATGAACAGAAAGTTATGGAAAATAGTAAATCTATTTATACTGGGAGAGGAACGTTATGAGTGGTTATAAAGAAGCAGTTACCGATGAAGAGCTAATAAACCAAATCGAAGCTGGAATACAGTCCAGTAGTGGTGATTGGTTAAATAGTTCTGATCTATCTCGTGAGAGATTAAAGAGTACATACGAATACGCTGGTGTACCATTAGATCACCTTGCACCTCAAGGTGTGAGTACAATAGTAGACACAAGCACAACAGAAGTTATAGAAGCATATACAGCAGTCTTATCAGATCTGTTCCTCAGTAATGGTAAACTGGCTCGTTTTGTTCCATATGATGACACTCCTGGAGCTTTTCAAGCTGCAAAGGATGCCAGTAATGTGGTAAACTACTGTATATTTAAAAAGAATAAAGGATGGGAGATCTTACAGACTTGGATGAAAGCCTCTCTTCTTTGGAAGAACGCAGTTATAAGATGGGATTATGTAGAAGACTTTGATTATGTCATCGAAGAGTTTGATGAAATTGATGAAGCTAAGTTAGATGAAATCCTCGCAGATGAAAATATCGAAATCGTCAATGAGCTAACGCTCAATCCAACTTCGGAAACGATCTCTTATATAGACGTTCGACTAAGAAAGAAGATAGATAAGAGCCGAATCAAGCTGGAAGTGATTCCACCTGAATCATTCAGAATATCTAGTGAAGCTAAAGAGATAGAAGACGCTAACTACGTTGGTCTTCAATCTGAAATGACAAGATCAGAAGTGAGACAATATTACCCTGAATGGGGAGATAGTATCTCTGAAGAAGAATGGGAAGAATTAGATACAGGTGACGAATGGCTAGGTACTGGAAATTATAGCGAAGACGTTGCCGCAAGAAAAGAAATAACAGGACAAAGATATTGGCAAGGATATGAAGGAAAGTCAGCTTATCCACTAGAAGCCAATCAGTTAGTAACTCTTACCGAATCATGGATAAGAGTAGATAGAGATGGTGATGGTATAGCAGAATTAAAACATCTCATAACTGTAGGTAATCATGTACTATCCGAGGAAGATTGCGAAAGAATCCCTCTTGCAAGTATTGTACCTATAGATATACCACACGAATTCTTTGGATTATCAATGGCAGACTTCACAAGAAGTAGTACTTTGGCTAGTACTGCAATTCTTAGAGGTTTTGTTGAGAATACATATCTTACTAACTATAGTCCGAAATTAGCCGATCCAAATGTCGTGGATTTTAGTGCATTACAAAATATGAAGCCAAAGCAGATTATCCCAACTAATGGTAATCCCACTGCGGCAGTTGCAGCACTACCACCAGAGGCTATTTCAACAGGTACTGTTCCGTTGCTAGAGCATTTACAAATGATTAAAGAGCAAGCAACTGGAATGTCAAAAGCTGCACAGGGTT